GAGGTGGCCCGTGATAACGTCACTCAAGCAGAAATGGACAAACTTGTTAACCACATTGACCAACGGTTTAACAAACTTGAAGCAAAAATTGATGCGCTTTTTCAAAAGGGGTAAGTGATGGCATCAGACCGCACCAAAAAAATTGAAGAGTCTAAGGTAGATCCCGACGAAGATATTATGACTCGGGGTATCCGTAGCGCTATGCGTGGTGTAGCGCTAGGCGCAAGTAAAGCCGGAGATTTTGTAAATCAAGGTGTAGAAGATTTAAAGCGCGGTGCTGAGACTACCGTTGATGATGTTCATATGCTTTTGGGTACTCCTCGTGGAAAAATGCGGGAACAGCAGTTGGAGGAGAGACGCAACGATCCGAAATATTTTGAGAAGTTGCTGCAAGTTGGCGAAGCAAAACAACGCAAACAACGTGAGGCTGCGGCTGAGTTAAAGCGTGAATCTCGTGGAATGAAAAAGGGTGGCGTAGTCAAATCGTCCGCCTCTAAACGCGCCGACGGTATCGCTACTAAGGGCAAAACTAAAGGAAGGATGGTGTGATATGGGATTTTTTAGTAATATTCAATTAAGTAAAGTACTTGGTGACGCAATAAAAAAGGGCGTTACACCTGACCCCGCTACGACTGGTATTGCTAACCCCAATCCTTCTGCTATTCCTAAAGAGCAGGCTCCTGCCTCGAATGTTGGTGACTTGTACAAGAGATTAAGCGCAAAAGATGTTGAAGAAGACAAGAAGAAAAAAGGCATGAAAAAAGGTGGACAAGTAAAATCTTCTGCTTCTAAACGCGCCGATGGTTGTGCTACCAAGGGCAAGACCCGTGGGAAGATGGTATGAAAAAGAAAGTTAAAAAATACGCTGGTGGTGGATTATCTGGGATTGCTTCAGAGGCAACCTCTCTTATGGGTGCCGCTGATAATGCTGCCTCCGCTATTAACACTATTAAAAGTGGATCTACTGGTGGGGCGGGATCTACTGGTAGTTCCGAACCGGTAGGGTTTTTAAGCGAAAATACTGGGATAGAAAACCCATCACAAAATTTAGGTACGCAAGTCCAACTATATAAAAAAGGCGGCAAAGTTTCTTCCGCCTCTAAACGTGCTGATGGCATAGCAATTCGGGGTAAGACTCGTGCCTAGCGTATCAGCCAAACAGGAAAGGTTTATGCAAGCGGTGGCTAATAACCCCAAGTTTGCAAAAAAAGTGGGCGTACCAACGTCCGTAGGTCGTGAATTTACGAAAGGAAAAGACATGAAAAAGATGGCTGGTGGTGGTATGCCGATGGTTATGAAGGATGGCAAAAAAGTTCCTGCTTTTGCGGCTGATGGCGAAGGCAAGATGAAACGTGGCGGCAAGGTCAAAAAGATGGCTGGTGGCGGTTTGGCTGGCGGTCATAAGTCTGCTGATGGTGTTGCTTCTAAAGGCAAGACCAAAGGTAAGGCAGTAAAAATGGCTAACGGTGGTAAGTGCTAAATGAGACCTAGCCGGGGTATGGGGGCGATTCGCCCCTCTAAGATGCCGAAGGCCAAGACGATCACCCGAAAGGATGATCCGAATAAGGTCAAGATGTTTGCTGAGGGCGGTGAGTCTAAGGTGAATGAGGCAGGTAATTACACCAAACCCGGTATGCGTAAGCGATTGTTTGAGAGCATTAAATCTGGAGGTAAGGGTGGTGCTCCGGGACAGTGGAGCGCAAGGAAAGCACAGATGCTGGCTGCGCAGTACAAGAAAGCAGGCGGTGGGTACAAAGATTAGGTTTCCAGTGTACGACGCCGAAACGGATGGAAACGTATTTGACTGGTTAATTACTACAGCCGAAGACTTTAGGAAGATTAGGCAGAGAGAACGGTATGTCGAACTTGAAAAAGCCGCAGCAAAGTCTGAAAGCATGGACGCAACAAAAGTGGAGAACTAAGAGTGGCAAACCTTCTACGCAAGGATCGCAGGCTACAGGGGAAAGATACCTCCCAAGCAGCGCCATCAAAGCGCTCTCCCCGCAAGAGTACGCCGCGACCACCAAAGCCAAGCGAGCCGGTAAAGCAGCCGGAAAGCAGTTCGTCGCCCAGCCCAAGAACGTGGCTGCAAAAACTGCTAGGCATAGGAAAATAAAATAATGGCTACTACAGGAACCACCGCGTTTAACCTAGATCTCAACAATATCGTTGAAGAGGCGTTTGAGCGCTGCGGTCAAGAATTGCGTACTGGTTACGATATGCGGACGGCACGTCGTAGCCTGAACCTTTTGACGATTGAGTGGGCTAACCGGGGTATCAATCTGTGGACTATTGAGCAGGGGTCTATCCCCATGAATCAAGGCCAGATTACCTACGCCCTCCCTACCGACACTATTGACTTGATGGATATGGTGATTCGTACCCAGTCAGGAATAGACCAGACCGACATTAATATCAACCGAATTTCGTCTTCGACCTACGCCACGATCCCCAACAAAAATGCTCAAGGACGCCCCATTCAGGTCTGGATTGACCGCCAAAGCGGGTATGACAACTCAACAACTATCACCCTAAACGGTGGTATTTCGTCGTCTGCGAACACTATTACGCTTAGTTCTGTAGTGGGTTTGAACTACATTGGGTTCATAAAAGTCGGGTCAGAGACTATCGGATACAACGAAATATCAGGGAATACCCTACAAAACTGTGTCCGTGGGGTAGATAACAGCACTGCTGCGGCGCACCTAACAGGTGCTGCGGTTACGGTTCGGAACCTGCCAAATATCAATGTCTGGCCTTCCCCGGATCAGTCTAACTATTACTCGTTTGTTTACTGGCGTTTGCGCCGGATTCAAGACGCTGGCAATGGTATTAATACCGAAGACATTCCTTTCCGTATGCTGCCCTGTATGGCGGCTGGATTGGCCTATTACTTGTCTTTGAAGATACCGGGGGCGGAGACTAGGATTGAGATGCTAAAGGCGTCATACGAAGAACAATGGGCGCTAGGCTCGAGCGAAGACCGGGAAAAGGCTTCTTTGCGACTGGCTCCACGGCAGTATTTTTATTAAGGTAAGTTATGTCAGGCCCTAAGTTTGCCTCTGGAAAATGGGCAATATCGGAGTGCGATAGATGCGGGTTTCAGTACAAACTGAAAGAATTGAAGAAATTGGTCATCAAGACCAAGAACATCAATTTGCTGGTTTGCCCAACGTGTTGGGAACCCGATCAGCCTCAGTTGCAACTAGGTATGTACCCTGTGTACGACCCGCAAGCCCTGCGCAACCCTCGGAGGGACAATTCGTACATCGAGGCTGGACTTACAGGTATACAGATCGAAACATTAAATTTGCCCAACGAGGACGTAGATGCATTTGGAACGCCATCTGGGGGTAGTAGACAGATTCAGTGGGGGTGGGCGCCAGTTGGTCTTAACAACCCCTTGAATTTATCCGGGTTAGTCAATAACCTAGTGGCTGGCGGAGAAGTAGGAACCGTAACCGTAACAATAACTTAGGAGTAAAAAATGGACATGAAAGCAGCATTAAAGTCGCATATGGCTAAAAAGGGCGCTAAGGCTCATCCTGATTCAAACGTAAAAAAGTTGGCTAAGGGTGGCAAAACAAACGCTCAGATGAAGGCTATGGGTCGGAATATGGCAAAAATTGCCAACCAGAAAAAGCCTATGTCAATGGTTCGTAAAATAGGGATCTAATCATGCAAAAGTACCGTGACCCAAAACCGGTGCCGATTTTGCCTAGCAATAACGGCTACCCAAACAATACCCCCAACACGCAGACTCAGAGGACTCGTGGTACTAAGAACACGACCCGTGGCAATAGTCATTCCAAGAAGATGGGCTAAATGAACTACGCAACGCTGTTCCAAACCATTCAGGCGTACTGTGAAAATAATTTCCCAGATACGTTGGTTAACACGACCACTGCTGGAGTAACTGCTAACTTTCTGACCAAAACTCAGATTGATACGTTTATCCAAGAGGCCGAACAGCGTGTGTTCAATTCGGTTCAGATTCCTGACCTCCGTAAGAACGTGACGGGTAATGCTACAAGCGGCAATAAGTACTTGAGTGTCCCATCGGATTGGCTGGCAAACTTTTCCTTGTCAGTGATTGACGCCAGCGGGATTCAGTACTTCTTGCTTAATAAAGATGTGGAGTATATCCGTGAGGCGTTTCCTAACCCAGCCGATACAGGGATGCCAACCCACTATGCACTTTTTGACCAGAACTCGTACATTCTTGGGCCAACGCCGGACTCCAACTACAGCATGGAACTCCATTATTTCTACTATCCAAACTCTATTGTTACTAATGGTACATCTTGGCTTGGGGATAAGTTTGATTCTGTATTGCTGTATGGTTCTCTTCTGGAGGCGTATACGTTCATGAAAGGTGAGAAAGACGTTAATGACACCTACATCAGCCGGTACAATGAAGCCCTTGCCATGCTGAGACAGTTGGGCGAAGGCAAGAACCGTCAAGATATGTATCGAACTAGACAAGCGAGGTATCCCGTCAAATGAGTAGCATGAGCGAAGTAGCCTTCTTATTAGGGGGCAGTCAAGTCAAAGTCCTTACCACGCAGGGTCGTGGGTTTACGCCTGAAGAGATGGCTGAACGGGCTTTGGACAAAATTATCTCTGTTGGCTCACAGACGCACCCCGCCATTCGAGATCAGGCTGAAGCATTTCGTAATCAGATCCGTCAAGTTTTAGTGTATTACATGAAGGAAACAGTCAGGACTCACCATGTGACTCTGGCAAACAAGTTCAGGAAAGCAGGACATCCTGAGTTAATCAAACTTTTAGATGAGTAAAGGAGCCTTAAATGGCAATCACGCAAGCAATGACAACTTCGTTTAAGGCCCAACTTTTGTTGGCTGTACACGATTTCCGTCCGTCGTCAGACACAGGCGCAGACGTTTTTAAACTGGCGCTGTATACATCCTCAGCAACATTGGACGCTAATACGACTACTTATAGCGCTTCTAACGAGGCAAGCGGTTCTAACTATACGGCTGGTGGTCTAGCACTGACTAACACCGGGGTAACGGCAACCAACATCAATGCCAATACTGGTACAGGTTTCTGCGACTTTTCCGACCTGACCTTCCCGAACGTATCGGTGACGGCTCGTGGCGCTTTGATTTACAACACCACGCCTTCGGCAAACAGCAACGCCAACACAACTTTGACCAATGCAGCAGTCTGCGTTCTGGACTTCGGTGCTGATAAGACATCTACGGATGGCGACTTCACCATCATTTTCCCGACTAACGATGCTTCTAACGCTATTATCCGTATTGCATAACTATGTCATTCGTACTTGCTGATCGAGTTAAAGAGACAAGCACAAGCACCGGTGTAGGGGATATGACTCTAGCCGGTGCTGAGACTGGCTATCAATCTTTTGCTGTCATTGGCGACGGCAACTCAACCTATTACACAATCGCCCTCCAAGGTGGTAATGAGTGGGAAGTAGGTATTGGCACGTATGAGACGACAGGCCCGGATCTTCAGCGTGATGTGGTGCTGTCCAATTCTTTGGGAACTACGGCAAAGATTAACTTCTCAGCCGGAACCAAGGACGTATTTGTAACTTACCCGTCTGAGCGGTCAGTGTTTACCATCGGTTCGGGGGTAACAAGCGAAACAGGATCGCTTTATATAAATAAAACAACGGCTAATGTGAGCGCAACATTAAACAGCGGCGAGAATGCTATGTCCGTTGGCCCAATAACTTTAGATACCGGAGCAAACGTAAATATTGCATCCGGTCAAAGGTGGATGATTCTATGACTAAATTAGTTATTGAAAGTAATGTAGCGGGAACTGGAGTTTTAACTGTATTTGCGCCATCTACTTCTAATACAGCAACTATTACGCTTCCAACTTCTAGTGGGGATCTGTTAACTACAGGTTCTACTGGGATTAACGCTAATAATATTACTACTGGGATTTTGGCTGTTGCTAACGGTGGTACGGGAAATGCATTTTTTGGGGTTAGTGGGCCTGCTTCTTCAGCAAAAACATATACATTTCCCAACGAGAATATGTCTGTTGGATACAGAAATCTTCCACCGGTAGGTACTAAGACAGGTTCTTATACTCTTGCTACATCAGATGTTGGTGAGTATGTTCAGGTAGGCTCTGGTGGATCAATCACAATTCCAGACGCTACATTTGCTGAGGGTGACGCAGTATCAATCTTTAATAACACTTCTTCTGGCATAACAATCACTTGCACAATCACAACCGCCTATATTGCTGGTACGGATAGCGATAAGGCTACTGTGACCCTTGCAACTAGGGGCGTGTGTACCGTGTTATTTATCTCTGGGACGGTCTGCGTACTGACAGGAAATGTGTCATAAATGACCGGCATTTTTCAGATTCTTCTTGCTAGTGGCAGTCCTACTATCCTTGCTGACTACCTAGTAGTAGCGGGTGGTGCGGCTGGCGGTGGTGGGTATTATGGTGCGGGTGGTGGCGGTGCCGGTGGATACCGTGAACTTACTAGCCAATCTTTAGTGGTAGGAACTGCATACACAGTCACAGTAGGTGCTGGTGGTACGGGTTCAACAAGTATCTCCGTAAAAGGTGCTTCTGGAAGTAATAGTGTTTTTAGCACAATTACATCAAATGGCGGTGGTGGTGGTGGAGTTAATGATAGTAGACCGGGAGCAAATGGAGGTTCTGGTGGTGGCGGCATGGGTGGTGGAGCAGCCGGTTCTGGAA